CTATTACCTACCGCTCCTAGAGAGTCTTGTCCTCCAGACGTGTGACGGACTATGACACGTACCCACTCGTCTAGGCCCTTCGTATCTTTTGTCTCGTTGTCGAATACGTAAGGGACTGCAGGGTACGCTGCTTCCCAGCCCGTCTTGAACGTGCTATACACTGTCTGCCTTGCATCATTAGGCAGCGTCATATAAGGATATCTCCTTCTGACTTTTTGATAGCAGCGTCTATCTCTCTCTGTACCCAGCCTGCAGGAGCGCTTGCAGTGCCTCGTAAGTTCAGAACATCTATGTACGGAACGTTATTCGTAATGTATACCGCTCCGTCACCTAACCTGAACTGACTCAGCTGTGCTATTCCTGCTTGTTGAGGGCCTGTGTTCACTGCTTGCCTGTCTCCTACAGGATTCTCCACAGGAGATCCTATACTAGGTATCCAGTTTGCACGAGACCAGCCTGTATCAACTGGGTTACGTCTTACCAGCCCGTCTACAATATCAAGAGAGATCTTAGTAACCAGGTCACCAGTGATCTTCTTTAACCTCTGTGCTATCAAGACGGACTGTGCAGGCACTAGACTTCCTCTTCTTCTTCCTCGGTTACAATCTCCTCCGGTCTAACTTCAGAGGAGGTGACTCTCTTCTCCAGCCTCCGAGCCTCTTTGAGTGTCACACGTAGAAGAACTTTACTGCCCTTCTTAATGTACCACTCTCCCCGCTCGGGGTTGTCTATCGTGTGTACGTCAGGATCAAAGACGAAAGCTTCAGACGTAGCCTCTTCAGTCTCTTCTACTGACGCAACAGGAGCCTCCGTGAAGTCTGCCGGTATGGGTTCACCCTTCGGCTCAATCTTACGGTGATCGTAGAGCTGCCGTAGCTTCTTCTTCGTACACGTAAGCTGCCTCCATGGAAAGTCACTGCCAGGAACCCAGTCTCTACCCCAGCCTCGAAAAGGCTTCCTGACAGTGTACTCACCGTAGCTGAAGGGCTGTCTTTCTTCTCTAGGCATAGTCTGACAGCCTCCTTAATGTGATCTACGCTACCGCACCGTCAAAGAAGTAGCCGAGGTCAGCGGAGACGAGCTTATGGTCAAAGGCCATCTCCATCTCAACCCTGTCTGACCCTTCCTTCTCGATACGGAACCGCTTAATACGCATACCCGCGTTAGTCAGGCCTACCATGCCTGTCCACGAGAACGTATAACCGGCTGTAGGTGTCATGATACCAGGGGTAGGAGTGCTGTAACAAAGTAGAGCACTCTTACCTATGATGAAGTCATGAACGTTCGTAGCTCCTTCTGCAGCGGTATTCTCGATAGCCTCAGCCACGAAGACCCGAGGTATCTTGAAGATTGCTGACAGTTCTCCCGTGTCTACCATTGCAGGGCCTGGAGCTGTCTGCCCGTACTTGACACGGTCTACAATGTCCCCGTGGTCAATGAGGGCATTAAAGACCTCATACCCGAGAACGAGCGTGTTAGGCTTGAAGCCGGTAGACTTCAAGACCGTTGCTACACCAGATCGAATGACTTCGATAGGTGTTGAGTCTGCCTCGTTCCAGTACTGGAACTCACCAGCTCCAGGAGCCCCTGTCACACCCGTAAGGTCTGTAGTCCAGACTCCTGTAGTGAAGTAGTTACTTGCCCACTCAGCCTCACGCCGAATAAGCGCTTGATGAGTGACAAGCTCGGTAGCCTCACGGTCAGGGTCAAGCACGCTATCCGCGTTAGCTCGTCTCTGATCCGGTACGTCATGATGCACACCCCAGAGGTCTGCAAAGTACGTAGGTGTGTTGTCTACCGTGTAGTGGATACCAGCGGTCTCCGTTCCTGGAGCACGCTTCCTCATCTGATCTCGGTTGAACATTCCACGGTCATAGGTGTAGTACCTGTCTGACTGTTTCGGAACAGGAATGTTAGGGAAGACCCTATCTGCAATAAAGGCCTCTTGCCGCTGCAGGTAGGCAACCGAGATGTTAGTAAGAGGAGTGTTTACGTGCACATCTCCTGGTGTCGGATTCATCTCTCACCTTCCTTGTACTCAAGGTTAAGGGTTAACTATCCTCTTTACACTAACCCCAGCTTACGAAGCTAGGTTAGTAACGGGAGAGAGAAGGATCTCTCCTATCTCGTTAGTATCCCCACCTTTGCGGAGAGTCCCGAGGACAGCGTCACCTACAGCAGCTTCCAGAGCCTTACCTGCATCTGAGGTCTGGATCTTCATACCAGGAGTCATAGAGTCAGCTCCTAGTACGATCTTGCTTACTCCTCCCCACGCAACCGTAGCCGCTTTTCCTGCAGCATCCGGCTTGTTCTGGAGGACTCCGTAAGCAACCTCTCCCTCTACGCTACAGGGGTCAATCTGACCGTCTGAAGACATTACGTGGAAGAGGTACTGCTTAGCAGAGAGATCTGCTCCAGCTTCCTCCGTTACGGTGAGGAGCTTCTCTTCTGTTGACATTGTTTACCTCCGTGTTAACGGGGTTCGTTGTTTCAGTTTAGTTGACGAAGAGCTGCACGGAGTCTACTTGTTGACGGTCAACTCGTAGAGTTCCTTACCTCTCTCAGTCTTACAGACCTCGTCATACGCTTTCGCGTAGGAGATCTCGTGCTCTTTCGAGTAGTCCTTTGCCATCTTGTCAAGCTCTTGCTCAGCGTCAAGGACGGCAGCTTCCTTCGTACCCTTCGTAGTCTCGGATTCTGACATTCCCTCGTTGTGACTCTTGAGCATCTCATGAGCCTTCTTCCTGGTCTCCTCGTCTTTGATACCGTCCACTGCACGAAGAACAGCAACCTTTACGGTCTGATCTCCAGGCAGGCTCTTGAGATCCTCAGACGCTCTCTTCTCGTACTCCGCTCCGTCCAGCTTCTCTGTGACAGACTGCAGAGCCTTCCGGTCTTCGTCCCTCTCTTTTGCCATTGCAACGAGTCTCGGGTCATCAGACTTACGGTACTCGGTACCGTCATCTGCTGTGTAGACCACTGCATCAGCCTCCTGAGCCTTTGCAAGAGTCTTACCCCGCTCCTCCGCTGACATATCGAGGAACGTTGCTTGCTCGTCTTCTCCGAGCTTAGCGTAGTGAGCCTTCTCCGCGTCGTTGAGTTCACCGTACTTCTTCGAGATCTCAAGGTCAGACTGAACCTTCTTGAGATCCTCTGCCAGCTCCTCAACGGTAGGGGTTTTGTCTTTGCTCATCTCTTTTCCTCCGTTGTCTTCTGATTTTAGTACTGAGGGTAGATCCTCCCTCGTCTTGCCTGGATTAGCTTTCAACCAGGCAGAGCGTACACGACGGATAACAGCAGCGCGGTCTTTCGAGGGTAGCTGTACCTTCTGCCCTCTGAAACCAGGCCCCAAAGCCGCAACAGCCGCCCCTACTATACGAGGGTCAGGGCTACCGCCAGGGCTATTAGTTAAGCGAAGCTTCCACGTAGAAGGCTTCTGAGCGTCAGGCACGTAAGCGTAATCACTCGCAAAGAACTTGCTACCGCCTTCCGTCTTCGTGGGCTTGTCTGCTTTCTCTGCTGCTTCGTCATCTCCGAGGCTTTCTTTAGCGTCAGAGATCATACCTATAACAGCAGTAGCAAACTCCTGTAAAGACTGCTTCACTGCCTCCACAGGGTTAGGGTAGGTCTCCTTGTCCTCAACTATACTCCGAAAGCTTAGCCGTAGAGCTTCGTTGAGTGTAAACTGCTCGGACAGGATATCACGTATCTTGTCCTCAAGCTTCAGCTCCGTTAGAGCTTCTGCAAAGGTTGCCTTGACCAGCTCGGACTCGTCAACGTTTTTCATAAGCACAGCAAGGGCAGGGCTCATAGCAGGACGGTCAACGGGGCTGATCTCGCTAACACGGAACTTCCGCATTTTACCTTTTTTCGTCTTGTCTCCTTTGTACGCCATTAGTCTGCCTCCTCGTCATAGCGTATATCACGAGAGCCCCCGATAGAGAACCCCGTATACTCTCCGTCCTTGAACTTCTGCAGGATCTCTGGGGTATCAGGCTTAATAGCAATCATAAGCCCCGTTACTCGTGTCTGTATACCGAAGGCCTTAGCTACTTCCCTCGTCATAGGGAAGCAGAAGACTACTCTACCCTTATCTACTACTTCCTTGTCCTCTGTACGAGCGTGCATATCTCCTTGAACCCTGCTGTTGAGCATAAACTCCATAAAGGGCTCTATGAGATCTTCCTCAGGTATGTGGTCTTTTTGCAGATCGTAGTAGGGCTCGTCATCAATACAACAGATGACAGACCAGCCGAAGACTAGCCCCAGCTCGTCATCAACCTTTATGACTTGTGCTTCCAGCTCGGAGGTGTCTTCAGTTATCAGTAAGTACAGCTCATCTATAGAGAGATCTCCTACACTTACTGACCCGTCAACAGAGTGGGAGGAGTACGCGGTATTACCGTCAGACGCTTTGAGGATAGAGCGTACTTTTGACTTACTCTCCTCTATCATTATAGTAGCGTCATAGTCAGCCTCGAAGACCTGCTTAGGGTTAGCAGTAGGACTCAGCTCGTAGACCTCGTCTACTTCCTCTTCGTAGATCTTGAGTACGTTCCCTTCCTCGAAGACCGCAACCTCTGCAGGGAACAGCACGAGCGTTCCTCCCTCCACAGGTACACACGAAGAGGAAAGCCCTGCTTGCTCCATCTTAGTAGCTACTTCGTCACACTCACCCTTGACAACACCAGCAAAGATCTCAGGCCCTAGCTGTAAGTCAATGCTCTGGGGTAGCTCGAAGTCTCCAGACCTCGAAGCCTTGAGCATTCCTTCTTGACGAAGGATTCTACGAGACCAGCGTAGAGCAGGCATACCTCCCCACAGTAACCACTCTGCAGTAGATTCGTCCTTCTGCAGATCCGGACGGAAGGCAGCTCTATTCTTTGAGAGATAAGCGTAAGCCTTCTGTACGTCCGTCACTGGTACGTAGTCACTCTTAGAGAAGTCAACCTCTACCTCAGTAGAGCTAGACTCTCTTCCTCTAGTTACTGCATCTCGTATGAC